AAGAGAAGGGGTTATGATTCCCCACATCTATTTTAAAAGGAAGGAGGAAATCTAATGGAGAGTTTGAAAAATCGGTTTTCTGATTATCCGGAAGTCAGCTTTATTGAAAATACCAGTTTTATTGATCTACAAACAAGGATGATTGAAGATTATGAGAATAAATACAAAGAGCTGACAGGGAAAGAACATTCTCTTGCAATGGCAGATCCATACCGGCTAATTCTTTATTCTTGTGCGGCAGCAATTTATCAGGGATATCAGTATGAAGACAGGGCAGGAAAAATGGGATTGTTAAAATACAGTACAGGCGATTTCTTGGATAACTTAGCTGCGTTCAAAAAAGTTAAAAGAAATAAAGCAGCACCAGCGAGGACCATAATTCGCTTTACTTTATCAGCATCTGTTGAAAGAAAAATCGTGATACCAAAGGAAACCAAAGTCAAAGGTCCTGAGCTGTATTTTGAGACTATTAGTGTTGGTGAAATTCCACAGGGAAAGCTTTATGTAGATATACCGGCAAAATGTCGAGTAAATGGTATTACTGGAAATGGTTATGTACCTGGAGAAATCAGGACACTTACGGATCTTCTCCCATATACGCTTAGGGTATCGAACATGACCCAGACGAGTGGAGGTACAGACGGGGAAACTGATGAGGAATTGGCGGAGAGGATTTATCTTGCTCCAGTCAGTTATTCCACTGCGGGTCCTCAAAAGGCATATGAATATTGGGTAAAAACTTTCAGCCCTTCCATTGGGGAATGTCGAATTACATCTGAATCTCCTGGAGAAGTGGATATTTACATAACAATGGCTGATGGCTCCGTTCCTGATGAAGGATTTTTAAGAGAGTTAGAAGATTATTTATTGAATAGCAGTATAAGGCCATTGACAGATCATGTCGTTGTAAAAAGGCCCCAAGTGGTAGAATACGACATTGAGCTTCATTATTATATCCGAAATGAAGATAGAGATAAGGAAGAGATTATCAAGGCCGCAATTCAAACTGCATGTAATAATTATATTTTGTGGCAGAAGAAGGTAGGAAGAGATATTAATCCGTCCCAATTAATCTACGAGGCAATGGGGACCGGAATAAAAATGGCAGAAGTAATAAAACCTGTATTTACTGAAATCCCGGATTCATCAATGGCTATACCAGGTAAAATCAATTTGGTTTATGGAGGACGAAAGGATGATTGATTTTTATCATGGTGAATTAACAGATATTATGCCATATAATCTGATATCTCCTGAGACTAAGGCTGTCAGTTATGCGGTCAACCAGGCGATGAAACGACTAAAGGATTTTTCAAATGCCTGCCATATGTATGGAGAATTAAGTAAAGTACCTGAATCGGTTCTGGATCTAATGGCTTTGGAATCAAATACCCAATATTATGATCAGACCATGCCAAAAAAGTTAAAGGAACAATTACTTACACAAACAACTGCCTGGTATATGCATGCAGGAACTCCAGAAGTGCTTCGAGAATTTTTAGGTACGGTGTTAAATGGTGGGAAGATACGTGAGTGGTATGAATATGGGGGAGATCCATTTTTATTCAAAGCAGAAGTTGAGGTAGGGGAGCACGAGATTCCTGTCGGCTATGGAGTTGAAGTAAAAAGACAGATTGAACTATACAAGAACGCCCGCTCCTGGCTGGAACATGTCGCATTTATAATTAGTTCCAGAAGTTATTGTGATGTAGATATTGAAAATACAGTTCGATTCAGGGGCAGATTTTATCCCAGACTTAATGCACCAATATTAAAATTAGATGGTGTTTGGAATCTTACAGGGAAAAAGTTGAGTGGGTATGACAGTGATGAAAAGATAGATTTTTATCCTGTGGGGCAGAAATACAAAATACAGGTTTCAAAGAATGTATGTTTAAAGGAAAACGTCCGCAGTTCATATCCGGTAATAATTCCTGCGGAAACCAGGGAAGAAATAAGATTGCTCAGTCAGATACATTTAAAAGCTGGCAAAAATAATGGTTTAACTGTCAAATCAAGTGTTAGCGTAGGGCTAAGGTCAGGTAATGTTAGAGTAACTATATGTAATCCGTTATCAGGACAATGGAAGCTTGATAGAGGTAGAACCTTAAATGGTGGGCTTTCAATTTTATAAGATTTATTGCTAGATGATTGGTAAAAGGAAGGGAGAAAGATTATGGCAGATAATTCAAACGGTGTAATGACTGTTATAGCTAGAAAAAAATTATGTAAGGCACATGCCGGTGACCAGCAGCTTTCAAAAATTACGAAAATTGCGTGGGGAAATGGTGGTGTGAATGAAAATGGAATCCCTAAAAAAACCACAGGGAATGAAGTTGCTCTTTATAATGAATTAATGAAAAAAGACATTGAGAACCATACATATGTGAACTCAGAAAACACAAGCTGCCGATATACTGCGACTTTAGAAGCAGGAGAATTAACCGGAGAGGAAATATCAGAAATGGGACTTTTTGATGAAGACGGAGATTTGGTTGCATATCGTACGTTTCTAAGAAAAGGAAAAGATGAGGATATTCCACAAATTTATGATATGGATGAAATTTTTTAAGGAGGTATGGTGATGGCATTTTGTGAAGTGAAGAACCCACCGGAGTTTTCTAGTGAGATAAGAAAATGGGATAGAGAAACTTTGGCTGATGGTCAGGAGTTGGCTGTTGAGATTGAGCAGTTATTTAATAATACATTTTATAACAAGGCGCAAAATGAGCGGATGCGGGATAAAAAGGAAGTAGTGTTAACTGCTTCCGGGTGGAGTGGCGGAGGACCATACATTCAGACGGTAGCCGTTGCTGGGATATTAGCTGATGATGAATCGGAGCTTGGGAAAGCTTTAAAAGGAACCGAGACCATACAAGAGGTCAAGGAATATAATAAAGCGTTCGGATTTATTTATCATGGAAAAGTACAGGATGGTGAAGTAACGTTTCAGGCGTATAAAAAGCCTAGTATAGATATTGCTGTAGCCTTGAAAGGAGTGTAAGAATATGGGAAAGTTGTGGATTCCTGTCGGCGGTGGCGCGGGGAGTGGGAGCGATGATTGCACGGCTTCAAAAGCAGAAGTGTTGAAAGGTTACAGTGCTATTACCTCTGATTCTGATGACGAGACGGTACAGGGGACTTTAGAGCTCACAGCAGACGCTGCGGACGGTCAGGTATTATCAGGTAAGACGTATTATAATACAAATCCTAAAAGTAAGAGAACTGGTTCTATGACAAACCAGGGGGCAGTATCAATAAAGCTTAATGCTGGTGAAGGTTATACAGTTCCTTCAGGTTTTCATAATGGTGGTGGGAAGGTCGAGGCTAACAGCTTGGCAAGCCAGACCGGAGGAACGGCAACGGCAGCACATATATTAAGCGGACAAACGGCCTGGGTAAATGGTGCAAAGGTGAATGGAGGAATCCCCTGGCAAAATTCGGAGGTTTCCGGTACTGATCGTGCATGGTCTCAGGGAATGTCTAACTGGGCAGGTAAGATAAATCTAAAGGTCAGAAACGGTCATTATTTAAATGGAGTCAATTGGATTCAGCAGGATATTCCGGAGTACCAACCCTGGAATATTAAGGCAGGAGTTAATATGGGAGGGGTTGTTGGAACATTGCCTGATTACTCATATTTAGCTAACGGTCAAACGGCTTTTTAAACGGCACATTTTCGGGAGTCCTCGCCGGAGGTGTGCAAGCACAATCAATAGGATATTACATAAGTAGAGGACGAATTTACTTTAATTGGTCTAGGAATTGGCATGGTGGTGATGATGGCGGCTATGAAATAACTTTTGGAGGTATAGTTAATCGACTAAGCATACATGTTGGACCATTTAAATTTATCAGATATCATATATTTGGTGGTGTTTCTGATGAAAATTGGAATTGGAAGTCTGTAAATGTTCAGTTTACAATCATGAGATCAGATCACTCAGTTATAAAACAGGTTTGGATGGGTTCGTTTTCTGGAGATGACGTAATTTATGATTTAGATGTGTCCGGTATTAATGAATTTATATTTGTTAGTGTCATCGGTTACCAAAGTTATGCCGGGAAACCGGCTAGAGATACACATGAAATATATATCGACCAAATAGAATTTTTAAATTGAAGGAGAAATTACAACATGAAAGTATGTATTATATACGATGAAACAGGTCGGGTTTTGACTGCCGAATACGGTAGAGAAATCCCCTATGAAAAAACGTCCAGTAAGGTTTTTGATATTGCTGATGGGGCTAATATTCAAAGAGTTGACCTTTCGGATGAAGAAGACCCAAAAGCTGTTATTATTAAATCTAAAGAAGATTTATTATTGAGCCAGATTAACAAACTTACTGCACAGGTTGAGTATCTATCCATGATGTCAGAAATTGAAACGGAGGCAGTTCATGAGTAAGAATTTTGATAAAGTAAAGTGCTTTTATGATGCAAAATTGTGGTCACTTAATTTGTCAAGCAATGCTGTTGAACGGTGGATCACGGCGGACGAGTTCCAGGAGATTACAGGGGTAGAGTATACTGCGTAAATACATTTTATAGCTGACAAAATAAATAACAATTTTTTGTCAGCTATTTTGAGGGTTTTTGCCAAAAATTTTGTCCGACTACATGAGGTATTGTTCGACAATCAATTTATAATGAGTTCGGATTTAGAAAACATTCGCCGATACGAGCAGATGCTGCATTTACAGGCATCTTCCAAAGATACGTTGGCAGACCGAAGATTTAAGGTCTTATCCAAGTGGAACCGGATAATCCATTATACCAAAGTGACATTAAGACAAAGGTTAGCTGTATTATGCGGGGAGGATGGCTATACGCTGGATACTAATCCTGATAAGAAGGTCATTGTGAAAGTCGCATTGAAAAGCAAACGGAATTTAAAACAAGTGAAGCGAATGCTAGAGGAATTTATACCATGCAATATGGTGATTGATCTGAATCTTCTCTATAACCAGCATTATTTACTAAGCGGATTCACACACAAACAATTAGGAGCCTGGGGGACTATTGGGTCGGGGTATTATCGACATGGTAATCTAACCGGAAAGGCAAATGTAATCATACAATTAAACATTTATGTCACTGTAAAATTAACTGCAAATATAGCTTATCTAATTAGTGGCTTTCCATTTAGAGAAAACTCATTTGATGTTGAGTTAAGCACACATATACCTGATCGAACATCATTATGCTACCTCAGAAATACAGGTAGTGGGTATAGCGAGATTTATTTTATGCCTTAAGTAGATTTACCGATCGGAACTTATTTATTGCTAAGTGGATCTTATATAACAAATTCTTAAAGTAAGATAAACAGTTATGAAACAAGAAAACCTTAAGGTAGTAACTGCTGTTTATGACATTACAAACGGTAGTTGTAGCCTATATGATTTAATTAAGTAACACTGTAACGTCTGCAATTATATTATAATCTCATAGGATAGAGGTTATCCATAAAAAACCCTTACAATACTCTTCCATTTAAAAATATTCAGCGGCAAGGGAAGAAGAATGTGGAAGGGACTATATGATATATTTCGGGAAGATGACCTTTCAATCCTACTTACTGGCAGGTATTGAACAAGCACATAAGAAAGATGCGATAAAAGCACAAAAAGAGGAAATTGGTAGTTTAAACACTAAGGTCGCTTATTTGTAGATGATGTAAGAAATCAAAATGCAGATAGATCATGAGTAAAATTAAGAAAAATTAAAAATCTATTATGATATTAAATCCGCCCCTTAAGATGTTCAGAGGATTTAGGGGGGAGTAATGCCTTAGATAAGTTTCATAAAATCACTAAATAGCTATATAAAAAGAAAGAGCAAGGTAAAAAAATGAAAAGCATAATATGCACATCCACAGGCATCATAGGCAGCATCATAGCATCACTATTCGGAGGGTGGGATACAGGTATCGCAACACTAATCCTTTTCATGGGAATCGATTTTTTCTCCGGTTTAGCAGTCGCCGGAATCTTTAAAAACAGCAGCAAAACAGAAACTGGCGCCTTAGAATCAAGAGCCGGCTGGAAAGGACTGTGTAGAAAAAGCATGACTCTTCTCTTCGTCCTAATCGCCCACCGCTTAGACCTATCCATCGGGACAAGCTACATAAGAGATACTGTCGTCATTGGTTTTATGGCAAACGAGTTAATATCCATCGTAGAAAACGCAGGACTAATGGGCCTGCCGCTCCCAGCCGTATTAACCAAGGCTATCGATATCTTAAATCAGAAATCAGAACCATCAAAATAACATCGCTTTCACCATCACCCCAAACCAGCTTTTTTCAGATCTCAGTTATTTCCAGATATTAAAATCACAGGCCAAGAAACAATTTGTCCAATTCCCCACCTGGGACATTCTACATCCTCCTTTCATATCATAAAATAGTAACAAATAGAAAGGACAAGGTGAAGGGTATGGTAAAAAGCGAAGCAACCAAGGATATGCCTCATCTGGAACTCATAGGAATCCAGGAAAACCTAAACGATGCCGATTACACGGAAATCCAGCGTTTCCGGGAATCCTTTGACCCGGATGATATGGGATTTTCCGGCAGAAGGGAAGGAATCTAATATGGAAATCCATCAATTATTAACGCCATATAACTATACAAACGGCGACATCAGCCGTATCAAATATATTGTAATCCATTATGTAGGTGCTCTGGGAGGAGCAGAAGCCAACTGTAAATACTATGCTTCCCAATACATTGGTGCCAGCGCCCATTATTTTGTTGGCTTTAGCGGCGAAGTCTGGCAATGCGTAGAAGACAAAAACATCGCATGGCACTGCGGCTCCAAAACTTACAAGCATCCAGAATGCCCCAACACCAACAGCCTGGGAATCGAACTGTGTGTTAGAAACAAAGGCATTCAGACTGATACCAGCCGGGATTGGTACTTTGAAGAGGCAACCGTAAGAGAAGCTCAGAAGCTTACAAAGATGCTCATGGAACAATACGGCATACAGCAAGATCATATCATCCGCCACTACGATGTCACAGGAAAAATCTGCCCCAATCCTTATGTTTACAACCACACAAAACATACCTGGCAGGACTTTAAGGATAGTCTGGTAACTGCAACCGAAATAAAATCAGGTTGGGTAGAAGATGAGAGTGGTTGGAAATTCTATCTGGGAGATACCGGAAACCTTGTAAAAAATGATTGGTACAAAGACGGAGAGAAATGGTATTGGTTCGATGAAGCTGGTTATATGGTAAAAGACACCTGGAAAACCGGTTCCGATGGAAAATGGTGCTTTTTAACCAGTGACGGCTCCATGGCAAAGAATCAGTGGATCGTCTGGAAAGATGATCTATACCGGGCGACAGAAGACGGCAGCATGTCTGAAGGAACCATGACGTTAAGTTCTGATGACAAAGGCGCATTAAAAATCGTATAAAAAAGGTGAGTGCCGGGTATGAGAACAGCTCCCTGTCAAATTGACAGAGAGCTGTTCTCATAAATCGGCCCCGTCTTTCTTCTTTTTCGTTAAAAGGCAACAAAAAATCCCACTCAGCGGGTTAAAC